TTAGCCTAATTTGCTGTTTAAAAGCTCCACCTGATCCCGGTCTTTATCACACATCCATTTCGAGTAAACCTTATACACCATACTGGCATCAGTATGCCCCATCTGACTGGCGATGAAAGAGGGGATCGCTCCTGCAGACAACAACCAGCACGCGTAAGTATGGCGAGACTGATAAGGCACACGACTGCGTATTCCCGCTTTTTTTAAGCCCTGCTTCCAGCTATAGCCCAGCGCGTTTTTTGAATAATATGGATTCGGAACGGCAAATTTAATTACCGGACGAAACACAAACCGTACGTGCTGCTGTTCAGTGCTCGCATACGCACGATGGTTAAATGTAATTTCTGTCGTCTGGTCTGCACCGGTCAGATGGAACTGATCTCTTAACGCTTCAAGGGCTGGCTCCAGCAATGTAATCGTGCGTTCTCCGGCGGATGTTTTAGGCGGCCCGAACTGATCGTAGTTGTTCAGATTCCGACTGACGTGAATTTTTCCATTGACCAGATCAACATCATCCCATCCAAGTGCGCACAGCTCCCCATGACGAAGACCAGCGTAAAAGGCCAGTTTCCATAAGTTAACAACTGAAGCCGGTAACACCGAAATGAATCGCTCGTATTCTTCCGTCGTAAATGGATCCGGTGCTTTCCGCGGCCGCTTTAAAGAAGGAATATCTTCAAAAGGGCTGTTGGTAATAATGTGGCTACGTTTGGCAAATTTCAGCATGGCGCAAAGTGTGCGTATTTGCTCGTTTACCGTAGCCGGTGCCCGGCCCGTTTTATTCAGGTGTGGCACAACATCATTACGTACATCCCCCAGCAACAACTCCTTCCGGTATCTCAGAATGTCGATCTGTTGAATATCGGTGATCAGGGTTTCGCTACCAACGATCCGCAGCAGAATCTTGATGATGGAATGCATGTTCCGCGCTGATGCGTAGGACATTTCCAGCTCTTTGGTTCCGCTGTATTCATCACAAAGTTCCTGGAAGGTACTAATCCTCAACGTAGTTGAGAATTTTTTTGCTGCCTTAGAGCCAGGAAACTGCAGGCCATAATCGAATATCCCCATCTGGATATCACTGGTGATCTTTGCTCTGAGCTGGCCTGCTTTTTTGAGGTTGGCGTTCGTCACCAGCCAGCCTTTAAGCGTTTCCCGGCAACGAACCCCTCGATAAATGAACCATATCCGAATCTTGCCATTGTGAATTTCAACACCCGTTGGCGCCACGTCACTGCTCCTGAACGAAACTGTTTATCTTTGGGAAGTTGTACCAAAGTGTCGCCCGCGGAGAGTTGTTATCTCCTTCAGTCTGGGTTACACGCTTAAAATGAATACCTTCGATCCAGCGATGAGCGCGGTAGCAAGTTATCTGCCGCTTTGAGAGTCCCGTTCTTTCACACAGCTTCGCTTCAACCACCCACTCTTCGTTAAAAATCACCTGTGCCATCTTTCACCTCAGGTAACCGACATCATTATAAAGATGCCGGTTGTTAAACATTGATATTTCAATATCAGGCGATCTGCCCGGGTAATGATCGCAGACGGCGCATGCCTGTCATTGCCGTGGCCACGTAGCTTGCCTTACGGTTCACTACCTCCACCCAGACCTTCACGCCTTCCACCCGCACCGTGTATGTCTCTTTCATCCGGCTGCGCCCGTAGTTGCCGTAGCGCTCCTGATGGGCTGCTAGGGCGATGTCGCACGCCTGACGCGCCAGTGGTGACTGTGTGCTGCGGTTGATTAATCGCATAAGTTTTCTATCGGTAGGGCGAACCCTCCCGCCTCCCTTAGGCCACGTATTCCGGTTTCATATCTGCAAGGGTGATGCTGAACTGATCGTGCAGTTCATCGCCCAGATGACGTTTGGCCGATGCCAGCACGCGCTCGGCTTCTGCGAACCGCTCAGCGGCATCCGCTTCTTCGGGCTGAGGCAGGGAGTTAATCGCCGCCTCGACCTTGTTGCGCGCGTCCACCAGGTAGTAACGCTTCACAGCTTTGTTCTTCAGCTCCGTGAACAGGGCGGATCCCAGGAGGTTCTTGGCGCTTTCGATGTCGGCGCGTACTACTTTGGCGTTATCCACGTCCTGCGCCGCTTCAATGCGATCCCGGAACTCATCAGCCATAGCGTCGATGTTGGCTGCCGATTCCTGCGCGCTATGAGTTGTTGTTACGGTGTCACCTTTAATATCAGACAGGCTGACGCGCTGGGCGGGGGCCGGGTTGATCTCCTTCTCGGTGCGTGGCTCGACTTCATCCGGGCTGTATACGCCGAGGATGACCTCAGGGCAGTACAGGCGCGCCCAATACTTCACCGCGAGGTAGGCGATCTGCTGTTTGGGTGCCGTTTTCCACAGCGGCGAGTTTCGGGTAGTGATGTCAGCCAGGTAGATGTTCTCGCCCCAGGTGATATCTGTTTCGCCGCGCAGGACAGCGCCAACCCGAACAAACAGGCCCAGCTCATCGCGACCGTCTTTCTTGCCGGCGATCTTCTCCCAGTCGCCGCCGTATTCGTAATGGAAGCGACCCACGATGGCGCTGGAACTGGAGATAACCGCGTTCACCAGCTGCGCTTCGTAACCCAGCACACCGTTGACCAGGTGCGTTTTCTGCGCGACGGCGTAAGGGTTCATGCCCCATTGCATGGCCTGCATAACGATCGCCATACAGTCGGCAGGTTTTCCCGCCAGATGCTTCGGTACAGTCACAGCAGACTGCGCCATCAGCTCAGCAAAAGCGGTCAGCTGGCCGAGTGCCTGCACGTTGAATACTGCATTGCTGGCAGAGATGGTGTTCGGGGTCTGCTCAGCAGCGATAATGTTGGTGTTTTGCATGGTCCATTCTCTCCATTAAGCCAGGCGCAGCGCTTCAAGGCGGCGCAGGTCGAAGTCGTTCAGTTCGTCGGTGTAGTCTTCGGTGATCGGCGCTGGCCACTCGCCAGTGTCGAACGCGTTAGCGATGCGGTTCATCGTCTGGCGATACTCGAGCATGCCCAGCTCAATCAATTCTTCGCTGGCCTCGACGATGGCGATCCAGTGGTAACCCTCGTCTTTGTTGACGAAAATCCAGAAGAACTGGTCCAGTGCAGCGGTCTGCATGTACATGGCCGCGCTAAGGTGATAATCGCGGTCGATGATTTCCCGGTGCAGGCGGGAGCGCAGGCCGGACTGCTTCACGTTCCACATGCTGATGGTTTTCAGGTCGGCGCCCACACGTACCGCGTCGATGTCGATTTCCAGATCCGGGCGCACGCGGATTTCCAGCCCGGTCTCTTCGTCGATACCGAAATAGCTCGTCTCAACAGCGCGATCAGGGTGCAGCAGCAGTTTTCCTGCGGTCGGGTGCTCGTGCAGCGCTTTCTGAATGGCCAGCGCCGTTTCCATCTGCTGCTGGGTCACCAGGATTTTGTCGCCCGGGTTATCGCGCCACGCGTCCAGCAGTTCGTCAGCAAACACCGCATCCGGCTTCACGGACTTCACCGCCTGGATCATCTCCGCTTTGGTGCCGGACACTTTCAGCGGTGCTGGTTTCTGCGCTTCCTGCGCCACCAGGTCGGGGTTGATGATCGCCAGCTGCTCCAGCAGCGCGTCGCGGCTGCCGCTGGTTTTCACCGGCGCGGGCAGGGTGGCGCTATATTCTTTGATGCAGGCCTTCATCGCGACAGCGGTCTGCTTCTGGTCTGCCTCGATACGCTGGAACTCAGCTGGCAGCGTCATATAGCTCTGCGCTGTTTCTTCCAGGCTGCCGCCCATCGGCACCTGCGCGGGCAGGGTGGCGTTGTACTCTTCCAGCAGCGCTTTGATATCGTCAGCGCCCAGCAGCGCCGGCAGGCTGGCGTTGTGTTCATCGATAAAGGCGCGCAGGGTTGCCGCAGTGGTGAATGCCCCTTCCGGGATCACCGGCTCCACGCTGAACTCTTCTTCAAGATTTTCCGGCTGCAGCGCCAGCGCATGCACCAGGTTGCCCATATCCAGCACTTTGGAACCTTCGCGCGGGATGGTCTTGGCAACATGGCGCGCGTTGAAGTACATCAGGCTGACGCGGGCATCCTTCACCTGGGTGCTGCTGATCCCGTTCGCTGCGTGATACACGTTATTCGGCAGGCCTTCATATCTGCCCGGTTCGAAGTACGCTGGGTATTCCGGGGCGCTGGCGGTTTCCCCCGGCGCTTCGGTGGTCACTTCCGGCGCAGTGGCGTTCGCCAGCTCCGGCGCCGCGGCGGCCAGCACCTCAGCCGGGTTCAGGGCAACTGTTTGCGGATCAGCTGCATCAGCGCTTTCGCCTGGTGGAACCGCGTTAACACTTTCTCCTTCCGCCGGGTCAGTCGTTTCCATCTGCACATCGCTGGTGGTCTCCTCTTTAAACGGTGAACGGTCATCATTTTCTTGGTGTTTTTCGTTCATCAGGCCATCGATGGCGAATACGCCTCCGCCGAGGTTCGCGACCTGTGGCTGGCTGTCGGCAGCATTCGCCCACTTCGGCAGTGTCTGCGTATCTGCTTCACTCTCGTCAGCGAGTTGTTGCTCGCCCGCCTCCGCCCATTCCGGCAATGCATGTTGTGGTTCGGCGTCATGGGCCTCCTCTTCCGACTGGATGGCCGACAGAGCAAGAAGCTCAGTCGCAGCGTTGAATTCAGCTGTCATCGTCTGGTTCACGAACTCCAGATGAGCAACCGGCGTCAGGTGGATATTCTCCGGGGCGATACGCACAAGGTTGAAGATGGCCGCGCGGTTGACCGCCAGAACGCCAGGCTGGTTACGCAGGATTTTGCTCCACGATTTCCATGGCTCTTCTTTGGTTGCGACAATCTCCTTGGCGCGGCGGTGGATGCTGCCAGGGATTTCCAGATGGTTGAAATCCATCGGCAGCAGGGCGCAGGCGATCTCAAGGTCGAGGGTGTCCAGGGTATGATGCGCGCCTTCACCACGATCAGTTACGTACCCGCCATCGGCATTGGTCCCGGCGTCAGTGCGCTGTACGTTGCTGATGCGGTTGCCGGCGGCCCATTCGCGCGTCAGGATCCCGCGGTCAATGTGCTCGGCGCTGAACCACGCCTTAAAGAATTGGATGACGACAGACAGCTCTGTGCGTTTTCCATCAACAGGGAAGATAGTTTTCAGCGCATTGACCACTTTCCAGATATCGGGCTCATGCGCTTTCTTGAAGCCATCAACATTTTCGGCGGCCAGAATCATGTTCTGTACATAGCTGTTGTCCACATCCAGTTCGAGCACCTGGATGGCTTTCTTCTGCTCTTCGTCGACGTGATAGAAATACTGCTTGTCCGCGATGTACTGCGCCAGGAGACGCTGACGGAAAGGCAGGGTGGCTACAGTCGTTAAGACCGGGAGTTTGCGTTCGCGGAACTCTCGCACCGCATCACAGACATTCTCCGAGGTGGAACCAGCATCGTCTCCCGCAGTTGCCGGGAGCTTCCCACTCTTCCAGTCATCAACCAGCTGATTGCGATCGCCAGCCTCGGCCTCAATCCAGCTCGACATGAAGGCGGCCAACTGCGCGGGTTCATGTTCTTTGTCCTGTGGGAAAACGTCTTTGACGGCCTGCACCAGTTTCCACTCGGCATGCAGGCTGAGCTCGCCAATATCAGCAACGTCATTTTTGGCCTGCAGCAGGTTCTGGAAGTAAACATTTCCCTCATCGGTCGCCAGTTCGTTGGCGACGATCTGCTGCTCCTGGCTGATCTCCGAAAGGTATTTGTCACCCAGCAGGTGGACGGCGAAGCGGACAGCCGGGGTGCGGTTTTCAAGCAGGCAGGTGCGGCCGGCATCTGCGGTATCAGTGAAGGTTACCGGCGTGGCAGGCTGATACGTATCAGTGGTGATCGCCAGGGTAGGGGCGGTTTCATCCTGAGATGCGGCACCGGGGATCACGTTCCAGGTGCGCAGGTCGTCGGCCAGGGTGTAGCGCTCGCACCAGGTGTAATCGATGGTGCTTTCTTCCGGCAGATCGTCAACAACAGGCATGTCGGTGCGTACAGGCTTGGCGTAGTCTTTACCGCGGCCAGTTTCGATGCCTGCATCTTCCAGCGCGACATCCAGCTGCAACGCAGCTCGTGATTGGGTATTGGCGGAGAGCCACACCACAGCGTCAGGCTTCCCTGACTTCTGAGTGGCCTTAACCAGGTAGAAAAATTCCATGTCAGATCCTCTTTTTTGGATGTAAGATCCCCGGGCCAGAGATAGCGCCCATTGGGTGTGTTTTTGGTTTTGAGTAGTATTCCGGTGTACTTTGGTCGGTGGCACCGGACGTAGACCCCGCCTTGCGCGGGTTTTACGTTAGGCTTCGTGGGCCATCTGGTCGTACGAAGCGCAACGCACAGAGCAGTAATCACGTTGTTCGCGCGCCAGCTGGGCGCCGCGGATGAAGAGCAATTCGTTTTTAACTTCTTTCCCTTGCTCGATTGGTTTGCGGCAGTACGCGCATTCTTTCGAGTTAAACATCAGGATTCCCCTTCTGTGCCAAGAGGTAACAGAGGCGGCGAATAAACGCCCCAAGAGAACTCAGTTTTACGGCCTGCTGCCGTACTGGTTTACGTGCGTAGTCAATCATGGTCACCCTCATTTGCCCTTGTCGCCAGGCTGGCGGAACGTTGCTTGAACCTGATGCGCGTTATTCACTCCACCTCATCCGACTATTCGTATGCCGTCGGCGGCTACTTCGTGGGCTCCATGCCTGGGTGGTTCGTGGTGCGTCTTGGTGAGATAGATTAAATCACTGGTTTATAGTGGTGTCAACTCAAGGTTAATGTTAATTGTAAGTCTATGGTTTATATGGGTGGGTTTTGTGAGGGCTCTGGCGGATTACAGGCAAAAAAAATCCCGACGCTAAGGTCGGGATCGGATAGTTCGGGGTAGGGTGTTAGTGGCAGAGAGTATAAAAAACCCGGCTCGGCGGCCGGCGGGTCTATTGCTTAGATAGCAATCTGTATGCTGTATAGGCCGCACCTATGATGGCGGGTATCGCAAGTATTATTGCTAATTTTGCTTCGGCGACAATGGCGCGAGTGTTGGACTCGTTAAGTTTGGCAGACGAATCTATCTTATCGTTTTGAATTTTATTGGACGACTCAATTTTATCAGTTATCGATTTCTTAGTGTTATCGAATTGCTTGTCAATGGCATCAAATTTTAAGGCTATGACCTCAAACTTACCTTCCATCCTAGTCATGCTTTCATTCAGACGCGACAATACTGATTCAATTGAATCTACTTTCTTCTCAAGCCGTTCAAGACGCTCTGTCACATTGCCTCCACCGCCGTTACCGTCGCCGAATGATCGTTCATTATCTAGATCATGTCCATCCAAAACGTCCTCAGGGGCGCTAACCACGCGTAAGTAATCTTTAGATGCCATCATTGGCTCCCGTGCCTAGTACGCTGAAGAATACTTCCATCGTAGCGATTGGCGCTTCTGGTTTTCTTATTATATCCCACAGTTCACATGAAAATGAGTATGTACCATCTACAACAGGTTTAAAATGATAGCTGGCGGTTAAAAATGAAGATCTTCGGATAGGGTCAATTTGATCTCCTGGAATGGCCCCCATAGAAGTTGATATGGGTATTTGCACGCCTTTTGAGTTGAATAGCTTCATCATTACGAGATAATCGGCACCTACTTTCAGCTCAAGAAAAGAAATCCCCATACTCATAGCAACAATGCCATCATCCCTTACATAGAAATTCAGCGTCGGTGATTTTGCTCCTTCCATATTGAATTTGGCTGGGAACATAAATGCTATTTTACCAGACGGCGTGGTGCAGCCTTCCATTTTCACTCCTATGTAAACAGGATGCAGATGAGCTACCTTTGATTCACTGGATTTTAAACAGCAGCAGCTTCATCCTACGAACTATACGCCGACCAGAGCACCTTAATCCCCCTGCGAACGGATCCGGCCCTTCATGTATTTCTCATACAGCTCGTCCAACTCCTTCAGGCGAATCGCGAAAATACGGAGCATGTTCTGTTGCTCTTCTTCTGGCAGTTGGCGGTAGAGCTCCAGTAGGCGCTGTTCGTCCGGCTTGAGTCCGTCTTTCTCTCCAACATCTTCACCGAGCAGCCAGGCGACAGATATTCCAACAGAGTCAGCAATGGCCAGCGCTGATTTTTTACTGATTACGCCCTTTTTGAACCAGCCGTTGACCGCCTGAGGGGTAACTCCGGCTATGCGTGCCATGTCTGCTTTGGTAACACCGCGCTCATTGATTTCAGCGAGGCGCTGTACCAGTACCGCGTTGGGTTCTTCTTTTCTCATATCGTCATTGTAAATATTTGGTTTATACACGCAATAAATCCATGGTTTGCATGAAGTATAAATCTGTGGTTTACTTCTGCTATCAATAAGCAGGAGAAGCACATGTCCGCATTAGACAAAGCAATCAAAGCCGCTGGCTCAGCCAGGAAGCTCGGCCTGGCGCTTGGTGTGACGAGTATGTCCGTGAGTCATTGGAAAAATCGTGATCATGGAATCGTCCCTCCAAATTACATCTTTTCCATCTTCAACCTGACTGGCGTAACTCCCCACGAACTGCGCCCAGATCTCTACCCAAACCCGACTGACGGGTTACCCAAGTAAGGAATGTAACTATGCAATCACTTACGTATCAACAGAGTAACGGGTTCAATCCAGCAGCGTTGATAAATCGCGCTCAACCAAAAACAGGCGTCAGCTGTGGCGCCATCCGTGATGCCGTTCGCGCCTGGTCAGCAGTAGCCGGGCAGGACGTCGTAACGGCCCTGATCGTTGAAGAGTGGTGCCGGAGTGGTGGCGAGGGTATCGACTTTCCGGCAGATCACAGCCGTGCCCGGCAGAAGCTGTTCCGCTTCCTGGATAACCGCTTCGACTCCGAGCAATACCGCGAGAACGTCCAACAGCTGGCTCCGGCAATCATTGCCGTTCTGCCGCTGGAGTTCCGCACGCATCTGATCGGCGGCGAATGCAAACTGACGCGCCTGGCGAAAGCCGAGAAAGAGGTCGCAGAGGCAAAGCAGGCGGTAATGCTGGATGCGCCAGAACACCAAAAGCTGAAAGAGGTTAGCGAGGGTATAGCGTCGTTGTTCAAGCTCATGCCGGAGCAGGTAGGACCGCTGATGACGATGGTGACATCAATGCTGGGGGTCGTGTGAAGAAGACTAAAAAGGCGAAAGCCACTCTGCTCGAACAGAAGTGGCCTTCAGTTGCAACAAACGTCAGTCAATTGCGGAGATAAGTATGTCAAATACCGCTGAAATATTCAACTTTCCCACGCAAGAGGGGAAGCAGGAGAGTCGCATGGCTGAGCTGGAGAATGGCTATTTACGTTTAGCCAACCAGATTCAGGATGCCCTGTGTATCGTCGAACTATCGGGACGTGAATTCCGCGTGCTGAACGCTATTGTTCGTCTGACCTATGGCTGGTCCAAAAAGTCAGACAGGATTGCTAACAGCCTCATTGCCGACAAAACGACGCTGAAGGTTAAGCACGTTTCCGAAGCAGTGCTGAGCCTCGCCTATCGGAACATCATCATCCTGCGCCGCATTGGGCAAACCAGATACATAGGGATTAATACCCACCTGGATAAGTGGGCTTACACCAAGCCAAATTGTACACGGTGCCCGGCGGCTTTCCCGGCTGCTGAAGTTGTCACATGGGTTATCACCATCCCTGAATTCGGGGATAGTGTTTTCACCCCTCCAACCATCCCTGAAAACGGGGATAACCATCCCCAAAAACAGGGAAAGGGATCCCTGAAAACAGGGAACACCAAAGACATTCTTCCAAAGACAAATATAAATACAGATCTAACCCCCTCTAATCCCCCAAGGGGGAAGGTGAAGTTTGACCCGCTGAGTATCCCGGTTCCTGAATGGCTGGATGCGTCGTCCTGGGGTGAGTGGGTCGCCTATCGCCAGCAGTCTGGCAAAGCCATCAAAACCGAGCTGACCGTCACCAAGGCTTTCAGCCTGCTGAAGCAGTGCCTGGACGAAGGTCACGATCCGGTAGCCGTAATCAACGCCAGCATCGCCAACGGGTATCAGGGACTGTTCAAGCCAAAATTCAGCCTGAGCAGCCGCAAGACGGGCCGGGATGTTAATCACATATCCCAGCCAGACAAGAAAATTCCAGCGGGTTTCAGGGGGGCAAAATGAAAAGCGTCATCGGAACTGGCAGTGCACTTGAGCGCCTGAAGAAGTTCATCCCGGCCAGCGTACAGCCGAAATTTAACAGCGTCGAAGAGTGGCAGGCATGGCAGGAAGCTGAGGGCCGCAAGCGTTCTGAGGAGATCGACAAGCAGAATCAGCGTGCACGCTCGGAGAAGATTTTTGGTCGTGCTGGCATCCAGGCTCTGCACCGCAGCTGCTCGTTCGCAAACTACCAGGTGTCGAGCCCGGAGCAGCGCCAGGCGTACAGCATGGCAAAGAGCTACGCGCAAAACTTTGGCGGCGGCGGATTCGCAAGCTTCGTCTTCAGCGGCGCGCCCGGCACTGGGAAGAACCACCTGGCGGCGGCTATCGGTAACTACCTGCTGGCAGCTGGCCACTCCGTTCTGGTGGTAACCATCCCTGACCTGATGCTCCGTGTGCGTGAATGCTACGACGAGGGCCAGTCCGAATCGTCACTGCTGAATGACCTGTGCAACGTCGATCTACTGGTGCTGGACGAAGTCGGGATCCAGCGTGGTTCCAGCGGCGAGAAGGTGATCATCAACCAGGTCATCGACCGCCGGCTCTCCGCCATGAAACCGGTGGGCATCCTGAGCAACCTGAATTACGAAGAGCTGGTGACCACTCTCGGCGCGCGGGTCATCGACCGTCTGCGGATGGACTCGGGCGTCTGGGTCAATTTCGATTGGGCGAGCTACCGCGGGAAAGTGTCAAACCTACGTGCCGTGGGTGGCAAGGGGGCTGCAGATGGCCAGTAACAACCTCTGGTCAATCATCCGCGCCATCCAGCACGGCGGGGAAATTACCCCACGTCAGGTTCGCCGGCTGCTGGGCTGCGACAGCAAAAAGGCCTGCCGCCTGCTCGAGCATCTCGTTTCTGCTGGTGCTGTGAAGAACATCGGCCAGCGCCGCCACCCGGTCTACGTCATGGAGCTGGGCGGGGAGACTCGCATTAAGCCAATGCCGGTAGCGCGCCAGAAACCCAGCATTGCAGACGTTTGCCGCCAGCACTGGCAGGGCTATCAGATCCACAAAATTATCGGGAGTGCACGGGCATGAGTGATTCACTGAACAACAAAGAGCTGGTGGCCGTAGGTCATCAGTTTGCAAAGGCGATTAGCAGCGACACGCCGATCATAGATATGGCGAAGATGTTCACTCGCCTGGCCGAACGGCTGGACTGCACTACCGCGGCGCTGCGCGAGATGACGAAGCAGCGGGATGTGCTGGCGGCCATGCAACTGCAAGTTATCAGGAAAGCGCTGGATGAATGCACCGAGTATCTCGACAGGGACTGCATCATGGAGACGAACGGTATTAGCTACGATGATGCTGCCCAACGAGAAGTCGGTGCGATGGCTCTTCATGATACGTTACTTCGCATAGGAACAGTTCAATGATCAACACAAAGGATCCCGCGCTGACGGCGGTGATACTGGCACCGGCCGCCTGAAAGAGATAGCAGACGACCCAACGTCGACGAAAAAAACGCTGGTTAACTCAGCAAGTGCTGGCGCTGCAGGACGAACTTGAAGCCGCAGCGCAGCGTCTCACCGACTTTGAGGATGGTGCCGCTCAGATGTTGTTTTAATCAACTTTGGCTACGGCTGGGGTCGTTCGGCGGCGCAGCCACTGACCCGCAGATGCGGAATAAACGCGGAGGAATGTTCAATAGCGTGAAGACTTGGCTGAAACTGTGCGGGACGTTGAATGTCTAGGAGACTGCCGATGACCTGTCGGCAGCAGAGTACAAGGTAAGGGTGGGACGGCAAGATCGTCATTGAGCCTAAGTAAGACATCAAAGACCGGTTAGGCCGCTCGCTTGGTAAGGGTGGCGAGTTGCTACTGACCTTCTCTTTCCTTGTGTCGAAGAGGGTTCACATACCAGGCCAGCAGAGCAAGGCGCTGACCAAGTATGATCCGTATGCTTAATATATTTTAAACTCGTTTCTTGGTTTGATACATATCTCGTTCTGTAGGTGTTATTAATTTAGGTTGTCGCATATTTTGCGCATTCAAGTTTGCTATGAATTCGTTCTGTTCAGCCAATCTGATTTCAAGTTCGCTGGTATAAGCGTGTCTTTCAATGAGACTTTGTTTTGCGCTGTCGGATTCGTTTTTGAATGTATCTGCTGCTTTTTGCAGGGCTTCAATTTTTTCAAGCATCTTTGCATGCTGCTGGATGAGCATCTCTTTCTCAGCGGTTAATTCCCCCATCCTGGCTTGTGACTCTGTGATCTTTTCCTTCATGCTCTGAATGTCTTTTTCAGCGCCTGTCTTGAACTTATCGTATGTCACATCGTGTTTCGCCTGGAGGCGCTGCAATCGCGTAGCGCGACGAATGCGTTTAGCCTTGCGATGGTTCTCTATGGAGTCGTTATTGTCGAGCGGCTTGGACTGCCACAGAGAAATCACGTTGTTAATCCATGGTAAGCAGCCACAAAGAAGCGCCACAGAAATACACGGATAAAGAGCCACTGTTTTCCAGTTGCTGTTATCTGAGATGTAGGTGATTTTGTCGATGATGCCGGAGTCGCTGAGGATGAGGTAGAAAATTGACTTCCAGTTGAATGCGCACCATGACAGCGAGAATGCACCGAATACCGGATTGGTCACCCTTTGAGCTGCGGTATTGATAGTAGAAGAGAAGTATTCTTTAAGTGATTCAAGCATGGCAGGGTCCTTTTAGGTTTTTTCTGATTCTACCTTTAAGGTAATCCGTGGTCATCAGCAATGATTGTGCTCGCTAAGGTGATTCAGGTTAAAAGCTTCGGGCGATAATTCAAGATTATGCGCTAGAGGGGATAAAAAAAGCCCACCGAAGTAAGCGAACTTAAAGTAACGGGAACCAGTCTTCCTTTGCAGTTATGTGTACAACGAGTTTACCAGGCTGGCTACGTGATTGGGTTGTTGTGGCGGTGTCTCTACCTGCCTAGATGGACTGGTGGTTGATGCGCCAGCGCCGGGATTAACCGCGGGCGGCCTGCATGTCGGGAGCATTGAGACAAGCCTGGCGACAGAAGGCTATGACGAACAGCGCGCTGCGCAGGTGCTGGCGTTCCTGCGGGAGTATTGCGGGTCAGATTCTGACGGGCTGGTGACTGTTGATGGCGTGGTGTATCGCATTGTTGATATCGGCATGCGCATGTTGCAACCTGCCGAACTGTACCGCGCCCAGGGTTTCCCGGAGTGGTACATCATCGACCAAGACTACAAAGGGACCCACTATGCGAAGGATAAGCAGGTAGCCCGCTGCGGCAACGCCGTCCCGCCGCCGTTCGCTGAAGCGCTGGTGCGTGCTAATTTGCCGGAGCTATGTCAGTCAAAACAAATTGCAGCCTGACCTATAATCCCCTCAATGCTGAGGGGATTATATTAGTAATCAGATTATTTTTTTGTTTCCCGTTTTTCGTAAGGGAATTTTAAATATTCCATACCTAATTCAATAGTTACCTTATGAAGATAGTCCCACCATTTTTGTTTGTATTCAGGTTGGGTACAAAAATCTCTGGCTGTCTGCATATCGTCTAGAATATCTTCACCCATATCGGGATTCTTTGCGATAAAATCATTAATGGTTTTCTCATAAATCTGGCAGCGAATACCAAGATCGTAGAACGCCTTACGCATTTCTACTATTTGTGCTTCATATACCTTATTTTTTTCTTTATATTGGGCTTCCATTGCATTTTTTTGTCTTTTCAGCTTCGAAAGCGCGGCATCCGCATCCAAACGCTGAGTCTGTAAATCAAGTTCGTGAGCAAGCTTTTCTTTATGAGCAGTCTCGCTTGCTCTGTGTGCTTCTCTATCCCTTTGCGCGGCATCGAAGTCGTGGTTAAAAAATGGATTATTACCTTTTCCCCAGAAACCCATGAAGATATCCTCACGTTAATTTGCATGAACCCACCGAACTTTTCAGCTTCATCTTCCCAAAATCAGTAGTATATGGCAATGCATGCTATCTCCGTTCACTAAGGTGTTGGCGAAGGCAAACCTGCTGAAGCTCTGTGGTGGGAGAGAAGAGGCCGCTTGATGCATCCCCTGAATGCCACTTAGCCGCGGCATTTCTTCTCCTGATCGATAATACCGATCGATACCACGATATTGAGCAATGAAATTGATCAGATATTAACCGTGGGCGGTAACAAATTATCAACCTGACATGGAGTGTCAGCGTCGCAATATACCCTCAGGCGCAGGCCTGCTACTGGTTTGGCAGGATTGAGGGATTTCTAATCAGATATTTATCCCAGTACTTTCTGGCCTGACGAAGTGTTAAAAATAAGCGTCAGTTTTTACACGGAAGTAGCATAAAAATTTACTCAAATCAATCAGATGAATGCACTTGCGTATACATGCTGTTCACGTGCATACTTAAGCCAAATGGATAATTACTGTTTATACATACAGTGTTTTGTTGTATGGTTTAAGTGCTACAGGAAAAAATGAATTTTTTCTTCCGGCTAACCTATTAGGAAATTTGCGCCATTTGTTATTTTGGCGCTGTGGAGTGGAGTTCTCCCCGCCGGGAGAGGGTATTTGGTGATAGCAAAGTGAGGAGGTCGATGTGAAAGAAAAGCAGGAGCAGGGTGACTGGTACGACATTATCAGGCGTTCAGACGGCAAGCTTATTGGTTCTATGCCGTTTGAAAGCCGATGTCTCGTCTACACCAGGAATGGCATGGTGTCGTGCCGCCCGCTGCTGGAGGATGAAGGGATTTTTAATCTTTCGTCCGGAACCCGTTTTCTTCGCCGCCTCGGCTACCACGTCAATCAACCCTCTGATATTATGATATCAACGGACTGAACACCCGTTGACCTGATGCGCCACGGAGAACACCATGGCGCAGTTACAACTCATCAAGCAGTCCTCAGGAATCCTGATCCCGGCCACGCCGGAGACCAGCGACTTTCTGCATTCAAAATGCAAGCTCGGCGCGGTTCTCGAAGGTGAATTCCGTCGCGTCCGCAATGCAGCTCTACACCGCAAATATTTTTCTCTTCTGAACCTTGGCTTTGAATACTGGGAGCCTGCTGGCGGTGCGATCACGCCTTCAGAGAAACACATTGTTAGCCGGTACGCCGATTACCTGGCGCAACGAGTAGGCAACGGCGACATACTGGCATCCTACGCTGAAGAGTTCTTCTGCGATCTATCAGCCCGCCGTACATCCAACATTACCGCCTGTAAATCATTCGACGCTTATCGTGAGTGGGTGATCGTCTGTGCCGGTTATTACGACGTGGTATTCCTCCCTGATGGCAGCCAGCGCAAGCGCCCAAAGAGCATTTCATTCGCGAATATGGACGACACGGCGTTTGTTCCGCTTTACACCGAAACGTTGAACGTACTGTGGCGATTCATCCTCCACCGGTCATTCAGCAATCAGCGCGAGGCCGAGAACGCCGCCGCGCAGCTGATGAGCTTCGGGGGATAACCAGATGGCGAAATCATGGTTCCACCACACCGAATGCACAACCGAACAGGCCGATGAACTTCAGCGGCAGTACCAGCGCCGCGGGGTAGCCGTAACACGCAGCCTCAATCGCGATTACCTTACCTGGACAGTCAGCGTAGAGCGGCAGGAGGTTAAATACCTCGAGCCAACGCCGCGTACCTTCCGCCAAAAGGTCTGGGGGTGATCATGGCTAAGAAACCCCGCCGTAAGTGCGCAAACCAGATCTGCCGCGAGTGGTTCCACCCGGTTCGCGACGGCCAGGTGGTATGCAGCTACGAATGCGCTACTGCCGTTGCCAAAGCGCAGACCGCGAAGAACCGCGCTGAGGCTCAGCGTGCCGAGAAGAAGCGCCAGCGCGAAGAGGAGAAGGCCGGGCGTCAGCGCCGCCGGGAGAAACGCGTGGCACTGAAAACGAAAACGCAGTGGAAGAGCGAGGCTCAGACCGCGTTTAACCGTTACGTTCGCCTGCGTGATGCAGGCAAGCCATGCATAAGCTGCGGTCGCCTACCTGCGCAGAAGTATGGCGGAACCATGGACTGTGGACACTACCGAACCCGCGGAGCTGCTGCGCACCTGGCGTTCAATCTGCACAACACCGCAGCGCAGTGCGTCCAATGTAACCGCGATCGCTCCGGTGCCCAGAAAGCGTTTGAGCAGGGGCTGATTGAGAGGAACGGGCCAGAGAAGGTCGAAGCCCTGAACAATAACAACGCTGTTCGCAAGTTCGATATTCCATACCTGCAGCGCATCAAAACCATCTTCACTCGTAAAGCCCGCGCGCTGGAGAAGCGCCGCACCAGACACCAGGAGTTCGCCGCTTGAAACCAGAACTGATCGAATCGCTTCGCATGCGCTGGCTGCGCCTCCGCATTTATCGCCGCCCGGGAACGGTGCTGGTGGACTATCGCATCCTTCGTAACTTTATCCGCATTTACCTTATGGCAGGAGCCGCAGCATGAACCTCGAAAACACCGTGAAATACCACTTCGCAAAGTCCACGATGATCAGCGACTCCCCGCGCGCCACCGCATCAGATTCCCTGACCGGTACGGATATCATGGCAGCCATGGGCATGACACAGGAACGCGCCGCCATGGGGTACAGCGCTTTCCTAGGGAAGATGGGGATCAGCCATAACGACCGTGAGAGGGCGATCGCGCTGCTGGCCGAATATGCACTGACCAAATGCGATAAAGTTGCTGCGCTGCGCAAGTTGAGCGAAGGAGTTAAGCCTCTGGTGATGCATCAGCTGGCCACGTTCGCGTTTGAGGACTACTCCCGCAGCGCAGCCAGCGTGAAACAGTGCGATTGCTGCGCGGGGCAGGGGTTTATTGAGGCTGACGTGTTCACTATGAAAACCAGCATGTCTGGCTGCGCAAAGGACATCATACAAAAATCCAAGAAATGGGGCCTGAAGGTTATCCCCTCGCAGCATCAGAACCGGCGTCAGGTGAAGGAAGTGGCGCGTGTACTATGCACGACCTGCAAAGGAAAGAGGGTTGTCAGCTGCGCCTGTAATGATTGCCATGGGAGGGGGGTGGCAGTAAATCAGGAACTGACAGAGGAGCAGGGCGTGCCTGTGCTGGCTGCGTGTAAGCGCTGCAGTGGTCGCGGTTATGAGCGGGTCCCTTCGACAGAAGCCCATGCAGCCGTTTGCCAGATTACTGATGCGATAAGCCTGGATACCTGGAAGAAGTCGGTTAAGCCGTTTTACGACCAGCTGATCGCGAAATTTGATATTGAAGAAGCTTGGGCAGAAGCGCAGCTCAAGCAGATAACACGATAACGCTCACGAAAATGGCTTACGTTTCAATCGTGGGCTATTTACTTTTCCCGAATCTGTGTTAATTTCATCCCAACGATGGGTTACTGCCTTCGTTTAAAGCCCTACGGTTAACACCGTGGGGCTTTTTGTTTGCATAGAAGATATAAAATCATTTACCTGTCACGAAACCGTATCCTTACATTCTTGCGCCTGGTATATATTTTGGCGCGGATGCTATTTTTAAGATGGCATTTGATAATGCTCTCGATACGATTAAAACACTGGAGTGGGGAAGCGCCCACTAGGCAGAGACAACTGCATGACCCTGACCAGCATTATTGCTGGTCTTTTTTATCCGCCATTAGCTCAACTGGAGAGAGCACGGAGCTTCTACCTCTGTGGTTCGGGGTTCAAATCCTCGATGGCGGACCAGTTCATCGCTTCATTCATAATTCAGTATTCCTCACGCCATCCCATAACGAGAATGGCTACACTCTCTTCACAGTGAGGAGGGAGGAAAGCATGAAAGAGGGTTTTTACTGGATACAGCATAATGGCAGGGTTCAGGTCGCCTACTACGCAGATGGCGAAACGGAAGACCTTGAAACGGGTAAGACCGTAACCGGTATCTGGCATCTGACGCAGGGGGATCCCATTTGTAATAACGGTGAAGCAGAAGTTCTGGAAGGTCCTCTCACTCCATCATGATATCGCCGGTCGGTTCGTAATTTGTTGGATGTAGTCGTTATTCTAATGCGCTACCTGCATATAATATTTAGGCAAATTTGGAATAACGCGGTCATTAACTGGCGTCATCGCTCTCAGGTAACCAGACTTAGTTTTCTGCTTACGACTGAAAGGAGCGAACTATGCCAGTTAACCATGCTGAATGTATCGAGGCCTGCTACAAATGTGCGGCCGCATGTGATTATTGTGCTGCTTCATGTCTGAAAGAAGAGCAAATGGATATGATGCGTGAGTGCATAAGGCTCGATATGCAGTGCGCAAATATTTGTCGGCTCGCGGCACAATTTATGGCTTTTGAGAGTGAGTTTGCGAAATCGCTATGCCAGGTCTGCGCAGAAATTTGTCAGAAATGCGGTGAGGAGTGTGGTAAGCACGAAGCAGAACATTGTCAGAATTGCTCTAAAGCCTGCCTTCGTTGTGCGGAAGCGTGCCGCTCAATGGCTTAATAGGGCTTATTTTCTGCTTGGTGAAACGAAACTGGACACTTTAGAATCCTGACAAATTTCTGCTATGGTTAAATGCTAGGTGAATCCCCCTATGCGGCGGGGCAATCCAGTTAACTGCTAAGGGCAGATGTGCTTGCGACTCTAATAACTGGTAACGAGTCACCGGGATGCACCCGGCACCTATCTGAGTATCCGTGACTGTTTCAATTTATGCCTGCTTGTAAAAGCAGGCATTTTTTATCCTCACTTTGAAACTGGTGCTATCTTTAAATTGTGAACCAGACCATAACCGCCCACCCGACATCCTGGTCGGGAAGTGACGCTGCTCGACACAGTTGTTGCACCGGGAATGGCCAAGTAACACGACTACCTACTTAAATTGTCTAATCAGTTAGGCCTGCTGAATAAGCGGGCCTTTTTTTATTTCAGGCTCCCGGAACCCCCATCAAGGTCTGTCGTTAATTCATCCTGCGAGCCTGAGCCCTACCCACACAGCACCCGCATCCTGGCGAGGTGAGAGAAATGTCCCGTATGAGCAAACTTGTCACCGGAGTCGCCCTCGGCACCTCAGGAGGAACCATCCTGAACGGCGTCCTCACAAAACTGAGTCCTGACGAATGGAGCGCCATCGGCGTACTGGCAGGTATTGCCGGGATAATCGTTACCGGACTCATTAACTGGTATTTCAAACGCAAGGTCGCTAATGCGCAGGTCAAGGCGCTGGAGAAATACGGCCCGGCGGTGAAAGTTGGAGATGAATGATATGCCGATGACCAGCAACCTTCGCACTAAACTCATCGCCGCAGCGGGTGGTGGCGCAATGCTGATTGCCTCGCTGTTCCTCGGCGGGCAGGATGGCGTCGAAGGGCGGAAGTACCAAGCCTATAAAGACGTTGCCGGAGTCTGGACTGTCTGCGACGGCCACACGGGCCGGGATATCGTCAGAGGGAAGACCTATACCGATCGCGAGTGTGACCAGCTGCTCTGGAAAGATCTCCAGCCAGCAAAGCACACGGTAGACAATCTGGTCAGGGTGCCGCTGGGCGAGTATCAGCGCGCAGCGCTTTACAGCTTTGTCTTTAACGTTGGTTCTGATGCCTTCTCGAAGTCCACGCTGCTGCGCAAGCTGAATAAAGGTGATCACGATGGGGCGTGCGAAGAAATGCGCCGTTGGGTTTACGCTGGTGGTATGAAATGGAAAGGCCTCCAGAACCGGCGAGAGATGGAGCGGTCGATGTGCCTGGCGGAGAGTAAACATGACCTTTAGCCTTCGAAAGATTCTGCTAATCGCTCTCGTGGTCATACTTTTTTCTATTGGCTATGGCGAGCTACGTTACCGGAATGGCTGGTACGCCCACGCTGAACAAATCAACGGGCTTGCCGCTGCTAAGCGCGCAAAAGCAGAAAAGGCGATTCAGCCTGTCGAACAGAAGGCGGCTGAGGCCAGCGACGAAGGCCGGATTATTTACCGAACCATAACCCACGACGTGGTGAAATATGTCCAGGATCCGAATCGTACCGTCTGTAGTTTTGATGATGAGTCTGTGCAGTTGCGCCAACGTGCCATCGACGCTGCCAACACCATCAGCGGATTTGATGCGGGAGCCATGCAGGGCAAGTGATGCTGGTGCTGACAGCGATGCTGATCTGCAAGCTGACATCGAGACGGCAGAGTGCTTGCGGCAGTTGCGCCTCGATAAGTACCGCTGGCAGGCTTGGTATAAGGCTGTGAAGTGAATACTGAGCAAAGCTGATCTGCTGGTGGCCTTGCTTGCTTTGAAAAAATATCCCTTCCGAAATGAAATCCTGCAGTTCGAAAGGGAGACCAAAAGGGTCATCATTACAAGGAGGATATCAATGTAGTGCATGACTCAACAAAAATCCGAAGTATTAAAATAATAACGTAAATGACACTTTATTCTGATTAAGCTAATACCTGCCGAATATTTATTAGCCCGACTAAGCAAAAAGTTTTATACAACTCACATTAAAAATTCCGCCATCAACTACATTCAAAGGGCACAAGTGATTCGACATCTTTGCCATTTAAGCCAATCCCCCTAAGCGGTGGGGCAACCAGTAAAAGCTGGACGTATGCGAATTTGCTTACTGGAGTAAGTTCACCGGGAGGCACCCGGGGTTTGAGGGGAAGACTGAAGGAACAGGCATAACGTCGAACTTTGTGCAAAAGCTATCTACATTGCTGCATGACCCTGACCAGTTCTGTCCGAGCTGGTCTTTTTTTGGCAAAAAAAAAGCCCCCTGGAGAGAGGGCAACATATGCTATGAACAGATGTTTTTGAGTGTGCTCATGCGGGTCATGAGATAGTTCCATGGGATTCCCTGATGTAGGTAGGAGCCTTGCAGGGAGTCATAAATATGGTTCGTAGTTCTGATTTAACAAGCGGAAGCGGTAACACCAGGATGATTCTTAATACATAAAAGCACACGCCCTGATATAGGTCATATCCTTGATTAAAGCTTAACTCTGAGGCTCAGACACCGTCTCTCTTCTGGGCTTAAAGCATAGAGAACTCCAGCCTCGTAATGGCGAGGCTTGTTACTAACTGAGGAATGAGCATGACAGTGGTTCTTACAGTAAAACAGATTGAAGACCTGGCAGCCTTCGCCAAAGAAGACGGCCAGGCACAATACACCATCACCACTGTGACAATCCCGCAGTTCGAAGCGGATGATGGCGAGATTGTCCCGGAATATACCGGACTGATTGCATACTCCGACTCACTGGAACATGGTGTATTGCAACTCGACGGCTAGCCATTACAAAGCCCATCTGCTGGTGGGCTTGATAATGGTTATGAGGGTTTAACAAGGAAAAAGACCGGAAGATGCGACATCATCATCCCCGGCAACCTAATACATATTGTTGTATTTATTTCCTGAAGAAATCATGGCTTATTAAGTACATATGGACAAGGAAACAAAACATTAAATTAACTTAAGTGAAACATTTCATGTTCTCTGACGTTGTTGGGCGAAACGTTCTCGGCATCCGGGTTGGAATCAAGCAAGACCATTCAGCCCTGAGAAAGCTGCAGGAGTACATCAGGAAGCAGTGTGTGAGGTAATTCAGTCTACAGTTAAAGTCTTACAACTTTGAACGAGATGGAATTGTGCATAAAGACAAAGAAGATCATCTTCAACAGGCGTTACTGGTAGTGCTGTCCCTTAACGAGGATTCAGGCCTGAGCCTCGATGGGGTCGTGAACGATGTACGCCGAGAAATGAGTGAGGGCGGGAAGTACAACCATTACTGCCCAAATGGTGCAGAAGAAATATGTAGCATCGTTAAAAAAGCAGTAGAAGAGGTCAAGGCTAAACGCAAAAAACACTGATGTTTGGTAACCTTAAAATAACTCAATTGCGAATGCCTGTGATAATGCCGATATACATTAATCAGGTGCGCGAGATGTCGGGTAATACAGTTCCGGACGAAGCGTGACGCTGCTATAAGCTGGAAGATGGTGCAGAAGACCAATATCTTCTGGCTCAATGGTTCGAATCCATTCCTGATTACCACACCCAAGCCACTGGCATCCGCTGGTGGCTTTTTTATTGGAGTAAGTAATGGCAAAACCGGACTGGGGCGTGCTTCAGCAACGGTTCCTGTCCGACCATGCCGTAACCGGCGTATCACCGAAGGAGTGGTGTGAAGCGCAGGGACTGAATTATGCAACCGCACGCCGACACATCAAAAAGCCTATTGCGCAAACTGCTGCGCAGAAGAAAGTGCGCACTGCGCAAAAGGAAAAGTGCGCAGTTGAGCTGGTGGATGATGATGGCTTGACGGCCCAGCAAAGACTTTTCGTCGCAGAATACCTTAAGGATCGCAATGCCACACAGGCAGCTATCCGGGCGGGGTACAGCAAAAAGACAGCCAATGAGCAGGGTGCAAGGCTGTTAGCAAAAGTTAGTGTGGCGCAGGCTATTGCGCAGCAGCAGAAAGCGTCCATAGAGCGCACGCTTGGTAGTGCCGATGAAGTTCTCTCCCAGATGTGGCAACTCGCCACCTTCGATGCAAACCAGCTTTCACAGTATCGTCGCGGTGCCTGCCGTTATTGCTGGGGTCATGGTCATTACTACCAGTGGCGCGATGACGTTGAGTTTGAAGAGGCGCTGGCAAAGGTTGAAGGCAAGGAGGGCGTTAAACCTCCTGAGGACCCCGGCGGATATGGCTACGACCACAACCGGGAGCCTAACCCTGATTGTCCACGCTGCAATGGTGACGGGATCGGACAGCCATACTTCGCAGATACCCGGAAACTTCCTCCAGATGCAGCACTGGCTTATTCCGGCGTGAAGCTGGGTAAGAATGGTGTTGAGATAACAGCCATTAGCCGTGAGCGCATGTATGAAGCCGTGATGAAGCGGCTTGGCCTGGCCGATAGTGAGTTTGCGCAGCGTCTGCAGCAGATTGAAATCGAGCGTCGGCAACTGGAGGTGGAAAAACTCCGCAAAGAGCTGGCAGCCGATCCTGATGATGATGTTCCTGCACCAGTTGCAATCAACATTAACGTGGTAGACGCGAGGGTTCGTGATGATAGCGCCGACGCTTAACGTTCCCCAGGCGCGCTTCCTCGCAATGCCGCATAAGTTTAAGGCCTATGTTGCAGGGTTCGGCTCTGGTAAGACGTGGGTTGGCTGCGGCGGCATCTGCAAGGGGATGTGGGAGTTCCCAAAAATCAACCAGGGCTACTTCGCGCCGACCTATCCGCAGATCCGTGACATCTTCTATCCGACAGTGGAAGAGGTGGCTTTCGACTGGGGCATGAACGTCAAAATCAACGAGGGGAACAAAGAGGTTCACTTCTACGCCGGGCGTCAGTACCGCGGAACGACTATCTGCCGTTCGATGGAGAAGCCAGGCTCTATTGTCGGCTTCAAAATCGGCAACGCGATGGTTGATGAACTGGACGTTATGGCTGCCGCAAAAGCGCAGCAGGCATGGCGAAAAATCATCGCTCGTATGCGCTACAAGGTTGACGGCCTGCGTAACGGCATCGATGTGACCACCACCCCAGAGGGCTTTAAGTTCGTCTACCAGCAGTTTGTTAAAGCGGTGCGCGATAAGCCTGAGCTGGCGACGCTGTATGGCCTGATACAGGCCTCAACGTTCGATAATGAAGCGAACCTTCCCCACGATTACATCCCTTCGCTGATGGACTCCTATCCGCCAGAACTGATTAAGGCGTATTTGCGTGGGAAATTCACCAACCTGACCAGCGGCACCATCTATCACCAGTTCGATCGCCAGCTTAATGGCTGTACAGATGAGGAGCAGGCAGGCGAACCACTGTATATCGGCATGGACTTTAACGTTGGCAAGATGGCAGCCATCGTCCATGTGCTGCGCGACGGAGAACCGAGAGCTGTACGGGAGCTGGTGAAGGTTTATGACACGCCAGCGATGATTAAGCGCATCCAGGAGGAATTCTGGCGCTATGAGGGCGGACGTTATGTCGCCTCTCGTCAGATATACATCTATCCCGATGCTTCCGGCGATTCGCGCAAATCGAACAACGCCAGCGCCACGGATATCGCGCAGCTTAAACAGGCCGGATTTAGCGTGGTGGTGAACGCCGCCAACCCGCCGGTAAAAGATCGCATTAACTCCATGAACGCCATGTTCTGCAACGGCAACGGCGATCGCCGTTATAAAGTCAACGTTACCCGCTGCCCGGTATACACCGATAGCCTGGAGCAGCAGGTATGGGCGGCGAACGGCGAGCCGGATAAATCAGCCGACAACGATCACCCCAACGATGCTGGTGGGTATTACATCGTGAAGCAGTTCCCGATTATCAAGCCCGCTTACTCAATCACTATGGATACCACCTTCTGATATGGCTAATAACGACATCACCTGGGTTCGTCCTGAACACCGGGCGGCTTGCGCTGTCTGGAAGAAAATCAGGGATTTTTGCAAAGGTGCAGAAGCGGTAAAGGCGGCGGGCAATAACTACCTGCCTTTGCTCGATCCCACAGACAAGAGCATGCGCAACCGCAGGCGCAATGATGACTATCTCAGCCGCGCCGTGTTTTATGCCATCACAGGCAACACGAAAATCGGTCTGCTGGGACTGGCATTCAGAAAGGATCCGACTTTCTCCGCGCCGGGGAAGCTGAGCTATCTGCTGAAGGATGCCGACGGCGCTGGCACCAGCATTTATCAGCAGTCGCAGCTGGTTACAGAGAACGTGCTGGAAGTCGCCCGCGACGGGCTCTATGTCGATTACGCCGAAGGCAGCGGCCAGGCCATCATCCTGCGTTATCTGGCCGAGAACATCATCAACTGGCGGACGAAGCGTATTAACGGACGCGATCGATTGGTGCTGGTGGTGCTGCGCGAGTGCGTGGAGAAAGAAAACGGCTACGCGTTCGAGGATGAAATTCAGTACCGTGAGCTGGCGCTGGTGAACGATGTTTTTATCTGCCGCGTCTGGCGCCGCAGCGGCGAGTCGGGCTCCGGCGCGTACGCTGTCACCAGTGAGTATCAGCCGAAACCCAAAGGCAAAGACAGCTGGGACGAGATCCCGTTTACCTTCGTCGGCGCGCAGAACAACGATCCTGCTATTGATGACTCTCCACTGGCGGCGCTGGTGGAAATCAATCATGGCCATTACCGAAACAGCGCTGACTACGAAGACAGCGTGTGGTTTTGCGGGCAGGTGCAGCCGTACATGACAGGGCTGGACGAAGGATGGCGCGATCACCTGGAGAAGAAAGGAATCAAAATAGGTTCCCGTTCGCCGCTACTTCTGCCGAAAGAGGGCAGCTTTGGTTATGCCCAGGCGCAGCCCAATATGCTGGCGAAAGAGGCGATGGACAGCAAGCGTGACTACATGGTGCAGCTGGGCGCACGCCTGATTGAGCAGAACGCAGCCGTTAAGACCGCAACCCAGTCCAGCGGTGAGCAAACATCCTCGACATCCGTACTCGGCATCTGCGTGTCAAACGTTTCGGAAGCGTACACGCTGGCGATCGGCTGGTGCGCGAAATACCTGGGCGTCGGTGACGAAAAGGCAGCTTATGCCATCAACCAGGAGTTTATCGCGAAGGTCGCTGAGTCCGGCATGGTGACGGCCATTGTGAACGCTTGGCAGTCCGGCGCAATCCGCGATACCGATATGGTCCGGGCGCTCCAGAAGCTTGACCTCATCGACCCGGCAGACAGCCCGGACGATATTATTGACGAGCTGCATAACACTGAACCCACCCTGATCGGCGGTAACAATGGCAACGGTAAATGACCAGCTTCGTGATGAAGCCATAGCTCACACCGTCTGGATCAGCCGCTACAGCACTGGCGTTGCAAACCGCATGGTGAAGCTGTTAAACGACAGCGACGCCGAACTTACCGCACGCCTGCTGGTGGCGATGGACAGCCTGCCCACAAGCCAGTTTACGGTGAGCCGCCTTGAAAGCCTGCTCGGCAGCGTGCGCGAGCTTAACCAGCAGGCTATTGCAGGCATGCAGAACAGCCTGGCGGATGAGCTTTTGCTGCTGGCCGGGCACGAGGCGGGTTATCAGCTGAGCCTGTTTGATGTGCTTCTGCCGCAGCCTGTCAAAGAGCGTTATCCGTTACAGGGTATGACGCCGGAGATGGTTTACGCGGCGGCCATGGCGCAGCCCTTTCAGGGACGCCTGCTGAGCGAGTGGGCTGGAAATCTGGAAGCCGACCGCATGACACGTATCACCAATGCGGTGCGCCGGGGCTATCTGCTGGGGGATACCACAGAAACCATCGCGCGGCAGGTACGCGGGCAGGCTGCCAGGGATTATCGCGACGGTGCGTTGCAGATGAGCCGGACCAACGCCACCAGTATCACCAAAACGGCGGTGAACCACCTGGCGGCTACTGCGCGGGCCAGCTTCGCGGAGGCCAACAGCGATATTCTGAGGGGCAAACAGTGGCTCTCCACGCTGGACAACAAAACCACGCCGACATGCATCATCCGTGATCGCCTGCGTTACACCCTGGATAACAAGCCCGTCGGTCACAAGGTGCCCTACCTTCAGGGACCGGGCCGCATCCATTTCTGCTGCCGCTCAACCGAAACGCTTATCACCAAATCGTGGCGCGAACTGGGCATTGATGCAGATGACATGGATGAAGGCACCCGCGCCAGCATGGACGGACAGATTCCGGCGGATACCAGCTATCTGGACTGGCTGGCCCGCCAGTCGCCGCAGCGACAGGATCAGATACTGGGACCAGAACGCGGGCGAATGTACCGCGCCGGTGATATCCGGCTCAGCGATATGTACACCGATAAGGGTGAATGGATAAGCCTGGCGCAACTGAAAGCGCTTGGCTGACTTAACGAAATTTCCGCAATGGCTGCCTCCGGGCAGCCTTTTTTATTGGGCAAGGCCCACGACAATCCCAAGGGGATCCTATGTTAATTCGAAATATGCTTCTGAAGTATTACGCACCTGAAGGCGACGGCAATGGCAGCGGTGGCGGTGGCGGTACGGAAATCACCCCGGAAATTCAGAAGCTGATTGATGACCAGGTTAACGCTCAGGTAACTGGCCTGAAAACGAAAAACTCTGAGCTGTTAGGCACCATTAAACAGCAGAGAGACAACCTGGCTCGCTTTGACGGTATCGACCCGGATGCCGTGCGCGGCATCCTGCAACGTTTTTCCGACGACGAAGAAGCAAAGCTGATTGCTGCCGGAAAGATTGACGAGGTGCTGGATAAACGCACTGAGCGCCTTCGCGCCGATGTCGATAAGCAGATCAAAGCAGCCAATGAGCGCGCGGATAAAGCCGAAGCGTTCTCCGGTAAATTCCGGGATCGCGTTCTGGGTGATGCCATCCGGGCAGCAGCATCAAAAGCTGGCGCGCTGGCGGAAGCATCCGATGACCTGATCCTGCGTGCCAAAGGCACATTCCAGCTCAACGACGAAGGCGAGGCCGTAGCGGTTGATGCGAATGGTGACGTTCTGTTCGGTAAGGACGGCAAAACCCCCCTCAGCCCGTTTGAATGGGCGGAGTCGCTCAAGGAGACGGCTCCGCACTTGTTCCCGCGCGCTGAAGGCACCGGCGCAGGTGGGCACAAGCCAGGCGGTGGGGGCAGCCAGAAACGTTCAGAAATGAGCGCCAGTGAAAAAGCGGACTACATCCGCAAGCATGGCCAGCAGGCCTTCCTCAAACTCCCTAAATAAGAGACTTACTCAATGGCTACAACGGTTAATAACGATCTGGTCATCTATGACGATCTGGCCCAGACGGCTTTCCTTGAGCGCCGCCAGGATAATCTGGAGGTGTTCAACACCTCTTCTAACGGCGCGATCCTGCTCGATAACGAGCTGATTGAAGGCGACTTCCGCAAGCGCGCCTTCTACAAAGTGGGCGGTTCGATTGAATCGCGTAATGTGAACTCAGTCGATAAGGTTTCCGGTAAGAAAATCGGCGCGGGCGAAGCGGTATCCGTGAAGGCGCCGTGGAAATATGGCCCGTATGAAACCACGGAAGAAGCCTTCAAACGCCGTGGCCGCACGGTTGATGAATTCTCGGAAGTGATCGGCGTCGATGTGGCTGATGCAACTCTCGAAGGCTATGTGAAATACGGCCTAAAAGCACTGGTGGCGGCCATTGGTGCCAATGCGGATATGGTGGTTACCGCCGACATTGAAACCGACGGCAAGAAAACCCTCACGCGCGGCCTGCGCAAGTATGGTGACAAGTTCAACCGTGTGGTGTTGTTCGTCATGCACTCCGCTACCTACTTCGACATTGTGGACGAAGCGATCGCCAGCAAGATCTACGAAGAAGCTGGCGTGGTGGTGTACGGCGGCCAGCCGGGCACCCTGGGGAAACCGGTGCTGGTGACCGATACCATGGACGCGGCCGCTATTCTGGGGCTGGTGTCGGGTGCAGTGACCGTCACCGAATCACAGGCACCGGGTTTCCGCTCCTACGACATCAACGATCAGGAAAACCTTGCGATTGGCTATCGTGCCGAAGGTACGGTGAACGTTGAGCTGCTGGGTTACAGTTGGAACACAGCGAAAGGTGAAAACCCGGACCTGACCGCTATCGGCACAGGTGGCAACTGGAAGAAGCATTTCACCAGCAACAAGTCCACTGCGGGCGTGCTGATCAAGCTGGAATCCGCATCGGGGGAGTAAACCTGTCAGCGGACAAAACCTCCGCAACTGCTGACAGTACCGATGCGGTTACGTTTTCCCTGAAATACACCCGTAACGGCGCGGGCGTGTCCGGAGCAGCTGTCGCCTGGTCGTCTACTGGCGGCACGCTGAGCACTGAGGGATCGCAGACCGGCTCTGCCGGTGGCGCCACGGTGAAACTCACCTCCGATACCGCCGGAACATTCACCGTGACGGGTACGGTTGATGGAGTGGCACAAACCAGTGAAGAAATCACTTTCACTGCCGCTGCCGGAGACTAACTGACGGGGCGCAAGCCCCGCTTCTTAGGGTGCAATGATGATCATTACCGATATCACTTCACCGGCCATGAACAGCTACGCAGGCGAGGGGGATTTGAGAGCTTTTGCGGATCTGCGCGACATCACGCTGCCGGAAAAGATCGCACCATTGCTCATCCGGGCGATGGATTACCTTGAGGGTCTGGACTGGGCCGGCTGGCGAAGCGAACCAAAGCAGCCGCTGGCGTGGCCGCGCGCGGGCATCGAACTGGACGGATACGAACTGCCCGCAGGTGAGGTGCCGCGTCAGATTGTTACTGCGCAGTGCATGTTGGCGGTCGAGGCGAGGGATGGTGATCTGCTGGGCAGTGTGCGTGAAGCGGCTGTGAAGTCCGAGCGCGTGGAGGGAGCTGTAACCACGACGTATGCCGTCGCTGACGGCGAAGTGTTCAGACCGTCATACCCGGCGGTGATGGCGTTGCTCGGCGAGCTGGCTGGTGGTCGTGGCTATGCAGTAAACACTTTTGCGGAGCGTGCTTAAGATGCCTGTTAACTACACCCGCATGCGGGCCACCAGCACGCGCCTGCTCACGGAGAACGGCGCGGAGTATCCGGTAAAGCGCAAGGGCACTGTGACGGTCACCGGCGGCGTTGAGCTCCGCGAACCGGATAAAACGTTTACAGCCATCGGCGTGCGTACTGATTATAAACCCGGCGAAATTGACGGCACGGTCATCATAAACGGCGACACGCGCATTGTTTTTACCGCTGATACCGAAATGCGCACCGGCGACATGGTGGACGTGGACGGCAAATGGTACCGCATTGAAAAACCCAACCCGGTTAAGCCGGGCAAACTGCTGCTGTGCTACCGCGCGCAACTGAGGACATAACATGGCAGATAACCTAGCGTTTATGGTGTCCATCAATGCGTTCGTCAGCCAGGCAAAGGAGCGGCAGGAAGAGGTGGTGCATGTGGTTGGCATCAAAATCCTGGCGCGACTGGTGCAGATGTCGCCCGTCGGTAATCCCGAGCTGTGGGCGGTTAACCAGACGGCGGCGGCATATAACGCTGCCGTCGCTGAGCACAACAGCCTGCTGCGGCAGAACCCTGACAACCTGACTAAAGCAGGACGGCTGCGACCGGGACGCAAGGTTAACGACAGCATGGACCTGAAGGCACCGCCGGGCTATACAGGCGGGCGTTTTCGCGGTAACTGGCAGGTGTCGTTTGACCTGCGGGCTGCGGGCGAGACCGGGCGTATCGACAAGGCCGGGCATGAGACGATTGCCGCCGGCAACCTGATGCTCGAGCAGTTCAAAGTTGGTACCACGGCGGTCTACTTCTGCAATAACGTCCCGTACGCATACCGTCTGGAGATGGGGCATTCAAGCCAGGCGCCCGGCGGCATGGTACGCATCACCGCCGCCGAGTTCCAGCGGTTCTTCAGCGAGGCAGTCAGCGAGGTTAAAAATGATACCGGACATCACAACGGCGCTTGAGGCCATGCTGGGTATATGGGCGGACGGCGAGGGCGTGCCGGTGGCTTGGGATAACATTCAGTTTGACCCACCAGCCGACGAGCTGTATCTGATCTCCCATGATATGCCCGCACAGCCCTATAGCATCGACCTGGCTGGTGGCTGTCGCGTTTACCCCGGCGTGTATCAGGTCACCGTCGTCGCGCCTGCTGGCGGCGGCAAATCACAGGCCAGAGAGCTAGCCCGCCGCGTCGCCGGGTTGTTCCCGGTGAATCAGGAGATCCCCGGCGACGGCTTTGCTGCCTGGGTGACATCACCGCCTGCCATCTACCCCGGCATACCGGACGGCGTGTCCTACTCCATCCCTGTCAGCATCAACTACCGGGCTGACATTTCAGCCTGAAATATCCCCGCCGGATTATGCCGGTTTTTTTATATCCACATTACGGAGAATCCCTATGGGCTTCGCATTACCCAATGGTGCCACGGTGTTCGTCGGCTCGAAACTTGCCACGCCTGTGGCGGTGACGGGCGTGAGCAATGCCGCAGGCGCTGTCTTTACCGTTGCAAACGGCCACGGCCTCGCTGTGGGCGATGTGGTGCTGGTTTCCAGTGGCTGGGCACTGATTGACAGCCTGGTGGTCCGCGTAACGGCGCAGACGACTACCAGCGTAACGATCGGGGTGATTAACAGCACCGATACCAACTTCTTCCCGGCTGGCTCGGGTGCTGGTTCACTCAGCAAGGTGGCGGAGTGGACTGAAATCCCGCAAATCACCGAGGTTGCACAGTCCGGCGGCGACCAGCAGTACACGCAGATCCAGTTCCTCGCCGATGATCGCCAGCGCAACCTGGCGACCTACAAAGCGGCTAAGTCGCAAAACATCACGATGGCACATGACTCTACTTTGCCGATTTACAGCGTGCTGTCAGCTGCCGATCGTTCTGGCGATACGCTGCCGCTGCGCATGTACGTGCCGAAAGCAAAGGAAATGCGCTACTGGTCGGCAAAGGCATCGTTCGATCCTATGCCGACAACTTCTGTAAACAACGTAGAAACGGTGCAGCCAGCTTTTGCCATTCAGTCGCGTGACATGACGTTTTACAAAGACGCCGCCCCGCAGGCGGCAGCGTAACCCAGCCCGTTAATAGGCCCGTCAGCGGGCCTTTCTTTATGCCGAGGAATACATGGCCACAAAATTTCTGCTACAACCCAAACCCACATTTAAAGCCGACGTTAAGATCCCGCGTGCCGGTGACGATGACGGGGTAATTACCTTTAATTTTCGCCATAAGCCGCTCAAGGAGCTGGCCGCGCTTGAGACGATGGAGGGTAAAACCGCCGTCGATTTTCTGGTGGAGATCATCGAAGGCTGGGCACTGCCGGACACGTTCAGCCAGGAAAATCTTGAAGTGCTGCTGGATAACTACCCGGGCGCGATGAAAGCGATCGTCGGCACGTATTACCGCGAACTGACAGGTAACCGTGAAAAAAACTGATAGCGGTTGCCTCGGCGTTTTATACGCCTGAACCCTCCACTGAAGACCTCGCCGCGTTTGGCCTGAGTGCTGATGACTACACCGAAGAAGAGCAGACTGTTGAGGTATGGCCCGACGTCTGGCCCGCGTTCGCTGTTTTCCAGTCGATGGGCACGCAGTGGCGCACGGGCATGGGCGGCATCACCGGGCTGGATTATAACGTGCTGCCCTGGCTGATGAAGCTGAACGGCGTGGAGGATGAGGCAACCGCGTTAACGGATATCCGCGTAATGGAAAGCACGGCGCTGAAGATTGTCCACCAGGGGGCGTAATGTCTGATATTGCAACGATTTCGCTTCGGGTGAATACCGCCGAGCTGGAGCGCGGGAATAAGGCGCTGAACGATTTCCAGCAAACGGCCGGCGGCGCGGCAAACAAGGCCGATGATCTGAACTCGGTATTTCGCGCCGGGGCATCCGATCAGAAAAAGAATACCCAGAGCCTGAAAGAGCAGCAGCAGGAGCTGCAGAACCTGCTCAACAAAATCAGCCCTGTTAACCGCGCAATGAACGAACTGGAGACGCTGCAGGCGTCGCTAGCGGGCTTTCGCGCAAAGGACATGCTGGGCGATGAAGATTACAGCCGCTTTAACTCCGTGCTGGAAACCACCCGCAACAAACTTTTTCAGGTCATGGAGGCAGAGACCGCCGAAGGGCAGGAAAGATTAAAGCAGGCTCAGGAGACGCAGCGCGCCACCGCCGCGCAGGAAAACTTCCTCAGGTCCATCACGGACCAGGCGGCGACATTCCGCGCCAGCAAAGCGGACCTGGCCGAGTACCGGGCAGCGCAAATGGGGATCGCCGAAGAGGCCGCCCCGGTTATTGCAAGATTGCGCGAACAGGATCGCGCTGTTCAGCAGGAAGCTGCCCAGCGTCAGATTGCCGCCAGCCAGTCCCGGATGGTTAAGCAGGCTATTGCTGAAATGGAGGCAGCGGAAAGGGCCGAGGCGGCGGAACTCCGGCGCAACCAGAATATCCGCGAATCGTTCATCACTTCGCTTCAGGACCAGGCGAACGCTACGGGCAAGACGCGGATCGAGCTGCTGGAGATGAAAGCCGCACAGCTCGGTGTATCGGAGCAGGCCGCCCCGTTCATTGCAAAACTGGGTGAGCAGGAAAGGGTGTTCAGCAAAGGCACCCTCAGCGCCGGGCAGTATCAGCAGGCCTTGAGGATGCTTCCCGCACAGTTTACTGATATTGCCACTTCCATTGCTGGTGGCATGCCGTTATGGATGGTGCTGATCCAGCAGGGCGGGCAAATCAGTGACTCTTTCGGCGGTATCGGCGGACTGTTTCAGGTCATTAAGGAAGAGTTGCTGGGGATTAAGGACGCGTCTGATGATTCTTCAGAATCTCTTTCAGAAAATGCCAACGCACTGGCAGAGAATGCCGAGCACGCCAGCGGCCTGTTGCGCTTTTTGACACCAACCAGGCTGGCCGTGGGTGGCTTTACGGCAATTCTTGGCGGCATGGCTGTTGCCGCCTGGCAGGCTGAGCAGGCTAACCGCGAACTCTATCAGTCGATTGTATTAACTGGAGGAGCGTCTGCGACGTCTACAGGTCAGCTATGGAAAATGGCTGAGCAAATAGGCGAAAGTACGACTGCTAGCATCAACTCCGTTTCAGAGACACTGGCTCGCCTGGCCCAGTCAGGGAAATTTACTACCGCCCAGCTGCAGCTCGTGGCGCAAACCTCCCAGCAATGGACGCAGGTAATGGGTAGTGGGGCCGAAAAAATTGAAGCCTCATTTGCCGAAATAATGAAGTCGCCGGTGAAGGCGCTGGCTGAACTGAACTCCCAGTATAATTTTTTGTCGGTTTCACAATTAAATTATATTGCCGGGCTGGAGGACTCAAATAAAAAACAAGAGGCTGTCAGCGAAGGCATGCGTATTTTTGCAGATACCATGCAAAAGCGTATGCAGCAAATTGATGATGCAAGCACGCCTCTGGAACAGATGTGGGATAGCATAAAAAAATGGTCTGCTGACGCCTGGAAGTGGGTGGGAGATCATACTATCGGTGCCCTTAATCTGATCATCGATGTCGTTGCAGGAACAATTGAGCAGGTCCAGATTTTACTGAAGCAGGGTGATGTCCTCATTGCTGAGTTTGCCAACTCCGCTTATGAGAAAACTAAAAACATCCCCGGCATGAAGTCCGTGTTTGGTGATATGGCTTCGGACAATAAAGCATTTATTGCCCAGACCAAAAAAGACATTGCTGAGCTTGAGAAATCCTACACTGCACGCGATGCGCGAGTACGTAAAGGTGAAATGGGCTATGTAAACCGTGACAGGAGCACAACGTTAGACAGCGGCCCGAACCAGCAAAGCAAGGTTACTGACCGAGCGCAGCAAATACTGAAAGACCGACAGAAGAAGAACAGGCAGACCACGACTTCAGCCGGTGACAGCGCGGAAGACAAGGCGCAGGCTGAGCTGCTGGCCCTTCAGGCGCAACTCAGGGTTCTGAAAGAGCACCAGGGCATTAATGACGTTATCAGTCAGCAGCGTAAGGATTTATGGAAAACCGAGGCGCAGTTTGCCGTACTGGAGGAAGCCACCGGTAAGCGCAAGCTCTCTAAGCAGGAACAATCCTTGCTGGCCAGCAAAGACCAGGTGCTGGCGCTGGCGCGCCAGAAGGCGCTACTGGGTGACCAGATCACCGTTCAGGAGCAACTGAACAAGCGCATGGACACGGCCAGCAAGTATGTCACGCAGATGGCAGAAAAGCAGGCCGGGCTTGAGTCAGGCGCAACGATGAGCGACAGGCTGTTCAGCCGCGAGACAGCGCTCTCTCAGCTGCGTAGCGGCTGGATTAATGCCGGTGGCAGCCTTGATGATGAGGGCTACCAGAAGGAGCTTAAAGTAGCTCAGGACTACTATGATGCCGAGGATAAGCTTCGCGGTGACTGGCGGGCTGGCTTTAAGAAGGGTTGGGCTGAGTACCTGGACTCTGCCACAAATGTCTACGCCTCTATGCAGAGCGTGGCGCAGTCAGCCATGGGCGGCATCTCTGACATGATGACGAGCCTGGTCACCACCGGCACGGCCAGCTTCAAGACATTTGCCGCATCGATGATGAAGATGATCGCTGACGTCATTAACCGGCTGCTGGTGGCCTACGCCGTGCAGTCCGCGCTGGGGTGGGTAACCGGGAGTGTCAGCAGCAGCGGCGGAAGCACGCCATCAGGCGCCTACGCCAGTGCCGCAAATTCTGGCGTCAGCCTCTATGACACTGGTGGCTATACCGGCCCCGGCGGCAAATATGAGCCTGCAGGCATCGTTCATAAAGACGAGTTTGTCTTCACCAAAGAGGCCACCAGAGCAATCGGCGTTAATAACCTTTACGCCATGATGAAAGGCGCTCAGGGCTACGCTGACGGCGGCTATGTGGGCCGCGCTCCTATGGCTGGCATGAACAGCGGCGCAGCAAGTGGCGGCGGGATAGTGGTCAACACAACGGTAAACGTTGACGCCAAAGGGGGCACCACCGTGCAATCAGGCGGCTCGGGTGACTTCGTAGGCAGGGCGCTGGGGGCTGAGATTCAGAATGCAGCCTTGCAGGTGATCCAGAAGCAGATCAAAAATGGCGGCGTTATCTACAACTTTGTGAAAGGCAGGTAACAGACCGAATCATAACCAACCCGCTCAGGCGGGTTTTTTTATGGGTGAAATATGGCAGTAGATACCTATAACTGGCCCGCACAGCTCGGCGCTGGGCCGATTGAATACGCGCAGACCGTCAGGGCCGCGCAGTTCGGTGACGGATACGAGCAGGTGGCCGACAACGGTATTAATTCGACGGCGATCCAAATTCCGATGATTTACACCGGGCGCGAGGCCGAAGTAAACGCCGTGCGCGATTTCCTCCTGGCTCATACCGTGAAGGCCTTCATCATTACGCCGCCGGGTGAGATTAAGGGGCTTTATCGCGTTGTCGCCGACTCTGTTCGCAAAAATCAGATCAACAGCAAATTCGCTGAGCTGACGTTCACTATTAAACGGGCCTACGGGGTATACGCATAATGGCACTTGTTGATCAGGCCGCGAAGCTGGCACCAGGTGGCAGGGTCCGCCTGGTCGAAGTGGATGCCTCAGAGTTCAGCGGCGGGATCCACCGCTTTCACTACAGCCCGTTTCCCCATACGCCTGCCGAGATTGACGCGGCGAACGGCGACGAGGCCAGGCTGGGGCCGAAGCCTATCATCTGGGATGGCAACGCCTACGAGTTCTGGCCTTTCCAGGTCACCGACCTGGCGCTTTCAACGGATCAGGCCGCCGAGCCAAAGCTCAGCGTGTCTAACCTCGACGGCCATATCACTGCGCTGTGCCTCCAGTTTAAGGACATGGTGAATGCAAAGGTGAGCATCATCGACACCTACGCGGTTTACCTGGATGCGGTGAACTTCCCGGGCGGTGTTAATCCGACAGCAGACCCGACGATGTTCTCCCTGCAAACCTTCTGGCTGGACACCAAAATCTCTGAGGATGATGAGATGGTGTCCTGGTCACTCAGCAGCCCGGCAGACCTGCAGAACCTGGTCATACCCACCCGGCAGATCACCTCGCTCTGCGAATGGGCACTGCGCGGACAATACCGCAGCGGTGACGGCTGCACCTACAACGGCACGGCATATTTCGATGCGAAGGGTAATGCGGTAGCGGACCCGGCGTTTGATGTATGCGGGGGTTGCCTCAGTGACTGCCGCAAGCGTTTCGGCGCCGGGCTGGCAGAACCGAACACTGCCGTTCTTGATTTCGGCGGCTACCCGGCGACAGTTCTCTTCACCCGATAACCGGATATACCCATGAACAAAACCATTATGACGGCGATCCGGGCGCATGCGCTGGAGGAATCCCCACGCGAGTGCTGCGGCTTCGTCATTCAGTCAGGACGGCGCCAGCGCTACATCCCGGTGCCGAACAGCCACGAAAATCCAACAGAGCATTTCCGAATTGACGGCGAACACTGGGCGAACGCCGAGGATGCCGGAACCATTGTTCGCGTTATTCACTCCCACCCGGGCGATGGCGCACGGCCTATTCCGTCTGACCTCGACCGCCAGCAGTGCAATAACTCTGGCGTGGTCTGGGGCATCTACGCGCCGGACTGCGATGAATACGCAGAGATAACACCGGACTCCATCCCGTTGATTGGCCGTCCGTTCCTCCTTGGCTCGCATGACTGCTGGGGGCTGGTCATGGACTGGCACGCTACACAGGGCGTAGCGCTAAACGATTTCCGCGTGGATTATCCGTGGTGGGAAAGCCAGTACCCCAACAACCTGTATTTCGATAACTGGGAGTGTGAGGGGTTTGTCGAATGCGACCCCGCGCCCGGGTGTATGGTCATAATGCAGGTCGAGTCGGACAAGTGGAACCATGCGGGGATCATCACCGAAGAGGGCGAATTGCTGCACCACCTGTACGGCCAGCCATCCTGTATCACACCTTATGCCCGTGGATATTTTAAAGACCGGACGATGATCTGCGTTCGGCACAAAGACCTGCCGCAGGAGATTAAGCCATGGCGCGCTTAACCACGATTCGATTGTATGGCGCGCTGGGTGCTCGTTTTGGCCGCGTTCACCGACTGGCGGTGCAGACGTCAGCGGAAGCGGTAAAGGCGCTGTGCATCAACCTGGACGGGCTGGAAAGCTTTCTCATGAATGCCAAAAAAAACGGCATGACCTTCGCGGTGTTTCGTGGCAAACGCAACATCGGCGAACAGGATTTCAAGGAGCTGGGTGGTGACAGTGATATCCGCATCGCGCCTGTGCTGGAAGGGGCGAAAAAGGCAGGTTTATTTCAGACGATCCTTGGCGCAGTGATGGTGGTGGCGGGCATCGTGGTGTCTGGCCTCTCTGCTGGCTGGGCCAGTCCGGTCGGTGGCGCCATGATTTCTGCTGGTATCGGCATGGCTGCAGGCGGTATCTACCAGATGCTCTCGCCGCAGCCCAAAGGCCTGCAGGGGCGTGATGACCCCGACAATAAGCCCAGCTACGCCTTCGGCGGCGCAGTGAACACCCTGGCGATGGGCAACCCGGTCGCGCTGCTGTATGGCGAGCGCGAAATTGGCGGCGCCATTATCAGTGCGGGGATCGTGGCCGAGGACATCTGAGAATTTCTTACTCTTCAATTAGCACCTAATCGGGTGCTTTTTTTATGGATGCAATATGGCAACGATTACTGGTGCAAAAGGCGGCAGTCAGAAGCAGCACACGCCTGTTGAACAACCCGATTCCGCGCAGTCGATGGCGCGCTGCCGTATGCTGCTGGCGCTTGGTGAAGGCGAGTTTGCTGGTGGACTGGATGCTACCAGGATCTTCCTTGACGGCACGCCGCTGGGCAACGCCGACGGCTCAATGAACTTTGAGAATGTCTCATGGGACTTTCGACCGGGCACGCAGACGCAGTCGCCGATCCCCGGGTTCCCAGCCGTGGAGAACGAGACCAGCATTGGCGTGTCGCTGACTAAGGTCACTCCCTGGACCCGGGCCATCAGTAATACCCAGATTGACGCAGTGCTGGTGCGTATCGGCATTACCGGTCTGCAGCAGCAGGAGAATGATGGCGATATCGTTGGCACTTCCGTCACCTATCACATCGATGTGGCGGTGGATGGCGGGGCATACAGCACTGTGCTCACCAAAACCGTAACGGAAAAGCTCAGTTCTCTGTACGAGCTGACCCACCGCATCAATCTGCCAAAGGCTAACACCGGCTGGCAGATCCGCGTGGTTCGCGATACCGCAGACAGCACCAGCCAGATGCTACAGAACAAGACACAGGTGCAGGCAATCACGGAGGTGATCGACGCGCGCCTGCGCTATCCGCATACCGCGCTGCTGTATGTGTCGTTCAACGCAAAATCCTTCAACAACATCCCGAAGATATCCTGCAAGCCGAAAGGGCGGATTATCCGCATCCCGCAGAACTATGATCCGGTTGGCCGGGTTTATAACGGCACCTGGGACGGGGCATTCAAATGGGGCTGGTCGAATAACCCGGCGTGGATCTGGTTCGATGTACTCACGGAGCCGCGCTTTGGCCTGGGTCGTCGGGTAACGGCAACCATGCTGGATAAGTGGGAACTGTACCGCATAGCCCAGCGCTGTGACCAGAAGGTACCCGATGGTAAGGGCGGCACAGGTACCGAGCCGCGCTTCCTGTTTGACGTCTATATCCAGTCGCAGGCCGATGCCTGGCAGGTGATAAAGGATATCGCCGCTGGCTTCAACGGTATGACGTTCTGGGGCAACAACATGTTCAATGTTGTCTCGGACATGCCAGCGGACACGACGAAGCTACAGATCCTCACTCGCGCCTCGGTCGTCGGAAAACCGAACTATTCCAGCGGCAGCGAGAAGAACCGCTACAGTTCTGCGCTGATTAACTTCAGCGACCCGGATAACCACTACCAGGATCGCACCACTGCGGTGATGTTTCCTGACCTGGTTAAGCAGTTCAAATTCAAGCAGACACAGCTGACTGCCATCGGTTGTACGCGCGAGAGTGAGGCGCAGCGCCGCGGCGGATGGGCGGTGTACTCCAACTACCTCGACCGCATGATCACGTTGCAAACCGGGCTGGATGGCTTTGCCTATGTTCCCGGCACCGTGTTCGCTTTTGCGGATGAACGCTTTTCCGGGCGAGTGTACGGTGGGCGCGTTGTAAGCTACGACGCCAGGCTTAAAGCCGTCACAACCGATCGCGGGACCAGCGCCGTCCCGGGCGACACGCTGATGATCCGCACACAGGGCGGCATTGTGGAAAACCGGGTCATTCAGGCGGTCAGCGGCACGCAGTTAATCGTGGCCACGGGGTTTTCCTCTGCGCCAGCGCCAAATGCCGTTTTCGTTATCGATGCCGGACAGCTGCGCCTGCAGTATTTCCGTGTGATGAACCTGACATTCAACGACGAGGAGAACACCTACACCATTACGGGTGCGGAATACAACGCCTCGAAATATGATGCGGTCGATAACAATGCGCGCCTGGACATCCCGCCTGTCAGCCTGATCCCTACTGGTGTTGTATCTCAGCCCGGAAACGTCGTGGTATCGAGCTACGACTCAGTGAGACAGGGACAGCGCATTGCCACGCTGACGGCCTCCTGGGATGCTCCGCTGGATAAAGCCGGGAAACCTCAGGCAGACGTGATCGCCTACCAGGCACAGTGGCGCCGGGGTGATAGTGAGTGGGTTAACGTACCGCAAACCGGGCTGCGCAATATCGAAGTGCCGGGGATCTACGAAGGTGATTACCTGGTGCGTGTCAGGGCGATTAACGCTGGCGGCGCATCCAGCCTGTGGGCCACCTCAGTGCTGACGCATCTCAAGGGCCGGGCCGGTGATGTGCCAAAGCCCGCCAATTTCCGTACCACGCCGTTGCTCTGGGGCGTACAACTGGACTGGGATTTCCCGGCTGGTACCGGCGATACCTTACAGACGGAGATCCAGTATTCCACTGCATCGACCGGCACAAATCCGCTTCTGCTGGCTGGGGTACCCTATCCGCAGCATGTTTATCAGCAACTGGGCCTGAAAGCCGGGGTAGGATTCTGGTACCGCGCGCGGCTTGTCGATCGCACCGGCAATAAGTCGGCATGGACTGACTTCATTCAGGGCAGCAGCAGCTCGGTTGCAGCTGATTACCTGGTGGATATCGACAACCAGATTAAACAGACAGACGCGTATAAGGAACTCACCTCAGATATCGCCGATCTCAGCGACGATATTCAGTCAGCGCGCGACGACATCAGCAAAGTTACGACAGAGTCCGCGGCAACCAAAGCAGGCCTGGCACAGGAGGTCACGGACCGTAAGAAAGCCATCACCGACGAGGCAACGGCGCGCGCCCAGGCGCTGCTGACCGAGAAGAACGAGCGCGTCGCGGATATCAGCAACGTCAATCAGACGATCCAGACCACCACCGAGTCACTGGCGCAGCAGATTGGGCAGATTTCTGCTGGCACCGGTTCGCAGTTCGACCCGGCAAAAATCTGGTACTTCGATTCGACGGTAGAGGGCTGGACCGGGAACGGGACCCCGACGATTGTTGACGGGTGGATCCGCCCGGCGAACCATGCCACCGATCCGTGGGTGGCGTCTCCCGGTTCACTGGGTGTTAACTCCTCCTATCGCTTCGTTAAACTGCGCATCAGGAAGTTCGGAGCGCCGGGCTGGGCGGGTCAGCTGCGGTGGCGGGGTACCGGTGGCTTTAACGACACCAACATGCTCACTGTCGCCGAGCCTGCATACGACGCGAACGGGATCGCCACGCTGGAGTTCGACAATATCCCCTGGCTGACTGAAGCCACGATGAATCAGTTCAGGCTGGATCTGTCCACTAAGCAGGATGCGACGAACTACTACCTGATTGACTGGGTGGCGCTCGGACGGCCTACTCCCGGTGCAGGGATGGCGGCGCTGCAGCAGGAAACGACAGCCCGTGTCCAGGGCGACCAGGCCGAAGCCACAGCGCGCGAGACGCTGGCGGCGCAGATCCGGGGCGGTTATACCGGTGATGATCCGTCGAAGCTGGCCTCGGGCTTGCTCTACACCGAACGCCAGGCGCGCATCACGGCGCAGGAAGCGGAGGTGACAGCCCGGACGGCGCTGGAAGCGACCGTTAACGCCAACAAAGCCAGCGTGACGCAGGAACTGGCAACGCTGACGACTGAGCAGGAGGCGCAGGCCACCACGTTGTCGGGCCTGCAGACCACCGTCGGGAAAAATACCGGCGATATCACGCGCATCGATAAAGCCGTCGCTGATAACAACAAAGCGCAGACTACCGCACTGGCTGCGGTCAAAGCCACAACCGACCAGAACACGGCTGACATCAGCACGGAAACCACGGCCCGTACGGATGCAGACAGCGCGCTGGGTCGCCGTATCGACAGCCTGAAAGTGGATGTGGACGGTAACACGGCCAGCCGCGACGCCGGTATTGTCGGTAGCGTCAGCAATGCCATTGCCAACTTCTTTGCATTTTCGGATCAGCGCGTCACGTTTGCAGTTGCCGAAACGAAAACGATGGCCGAGATCACCGAGACCCGGAAGACCGCCGCGGATGCCACAAGCGCTGTGGCGGAGCAGGTCACTACGCTTAAAGCCACGGTTGAGCAAAACGGCCAGACCAACGCCGCCGCCATCACGCGCATTGATAAAGCCGTAACGGATCTGGAGAGCGCTACCGCGACCAGCATTCAGCAGGTGACGGCAGCAATCGGCGATACCAATGCCAGTGTGCAGACGACCAGCCAGGCTGTTGCTGATATCAACGGCAAGCTGAACGCGCAATGGGGCGTTAAAGTCCAGGTGGAGGCGAACGGCGTTAAACGCATCGCGGGTATCCAGCTGGGCATTGACGGTACAGGGGCCTCAAACTTCCTGATTTCAGCCGATACGTTCGCGGTTTATAACCCGACGACGAACGGGCAGGAGCTGGTGTTTGCTTCGACCGGCGGCCAGATGTTCATGCGTTCGGTGTTCATCCAGGACGGTTCCATCGACAACGGCAAGATCGGCAATTATATCCAGTCCAGCAACTGGGACGGGACCGGCAATGTCGGCTGGCATATTAATAAATCCGGGTATGCCACGTTTAACGGCGTTACCGTTCGCGGGACGATCTATGCCACTGACGGGAGTTTTAAAGGCAGAGTTGAGGCGACCAGCGGGAGCTTCAGGGGCACGGTTGAAGCGACATCTTTCATTGGAGATGTCGCCAACACAGGGGTGTATCCCGACTCCAGCAACCGGTCTAACAATGCCGTTTCTACCAGTGTAGCCATGGCATACACCGACTCCAGCAATAACGGGCTGAATAAAAACGCCGTCGTGGAGGCGTTGATATATGTCAGAGGGACTACAGGCGCGGTCGGGAGTACAGTTAACATAACTATCGCGGGTAACGTTCGCACGTTCACTTTTGACGTTCCTGTTGGTGGGCTATGGTTCACCGCACGTCATGCTGCAACTGGGTTGACCGGGCAACGTATCGACGCAAGCATTTTCGTTTCTTCCAGTAATGCAACCGTGGCAATTTATGCACCAACTATCACTGTGACCCGCGGTACCGGCTCCTTCTCCTGATCCCTACAACCTCAGACCATCCAACCCAGCTCCGGCTGGGTTTTTCATTTTAAGGACATCACGAATGGCCACACTTGATGACGATTTAGCGAAAGCCGTCACGGAAGGGTTTCGCCTGGCGCAAAGCAGTATCATCAACCAGGACCTGATTTTATCGGGTGCCGGCGACGTCACCGTAACCCTGGCAGACGGTTCAAAAAAGACGGGTCCCAGCTGGACGAAGCTGATCGCTCAGGCCGGTGCGGCAGGTGCCAGCGCTGCTGCAGCGGCAGCATCAGAGAAAAACGCAAAAACCTCAGAAACAAACGCGAACTCGTCTAAGACCGCAGCGGCAAACAGCGCTACTGCGGCCAAGACCAGCGAAACGAATGCCAAAACCTCCGAGACGAACGCAAAAACGTCTGAGACGAATTCCAAAGCGTCGGAGAACAACGCAGCCGCCAGCGCCAGCAGAGCCGCCGGATCCCTTGCCGCCGCGCAACTACTGACGTCTGTACCCTATGAGGCAGCGCCGTTTCCTGACGTCTGGTTGCCGCTGAATGATGACCTGCGCCTGCTGGCCGGGTTTGCGCCTTACGACCGGCTGACGATTTCCGGCCAAGTGCTGGAACTGCCGACAAAGTCACTAACGTTTAGTCGGGCAACTACAGCGACTTATATTGATAAATCCGGGGTGCTTAGAATAGCAGCAATTAACGAGCCGCGTTTTGAGAAGGAGGGTTTATTAATTGAAGGGCAGGGAACTAATCTCGTTCCAAATTCTCAATTAACGTCATCGTGGAGAGTGGCTAATACTACTGTTACACAAGCTGCCGTTATATCTCCTGATGGAGCCACTAACGGTGTAACGAGACTTGCTTCAGCAGGCGTAGCGAACGCACCAGCAGGATCGGCGATATCGGTACCCATTTCTGGATTATCTGTAGGTGGATATTGTTCATTTTCTGTTTTTGCGAAAGCTGACTCTCATAACCTTATTCAGCTTCGCTGGCTGGGCGGCTCGGCGGGTGTTAGTAATAAATATTTAAACGTTGATTTATCGACTGGTGAGATAGGGACCAACAACCTTCTTTATGCCAAAGCTATTTCCATGGCTAATGGTTGGTGGAGAATTATAGCTGTGACCAGTATAGATGGTGATTTAACTGGCAACTCATCGGCAGATCCGGGAGTGGAGTTAATTTCCTCATTAACAGATGGCCGCAGGCCGTCCGTTTCTCTTTCCTCTGGCGTCGGTGTTTATCTATATGGGCCGCAACTCGAAGCGGGATTAAGCTCCTCATATATTCCGACTACAGGATCAGCAGCAACCCGAGCGGCAGACGATTGCACCCTGCAACGCACAGGAAATGACAACTACCCCGGCCCGATCACGTTTTCAGTGGAAATGCACTGCAACGGTGAAACGGTATCAGATGGAACAGCAAACAGCAGGCGCGGGATCTTAGCCTTCTATCCTTCGACTACAGAGTTCGGAATGTTAATGCTTGATTCCTCAACGTCGAACGTGGGCAAGTATTTGTTTGCATACGGCCCGGCCACCTTTAATGTTTTTGATCAGAGGGTGGACGATGGCGAGGTTTATAGAATAGCAGCAACCTTTGACGGGAATAATATCAGCGCCCTTGTTAACGGGAACGCCAGCAGAAGCCCTACGCCAGTGACCAGGCCCGAGCCGGGATTGCACCCAAGCGTCACGGAGCGAATTTATTTAGGTAGGGGCGCAGGCTCTAATGCTTCTGGCGTTCGAATGCTAAACGGCCACATTCGCAATCTGCGTATATGGCACCGCGTATTAACCCCTAATCAGATTAATGGACTTCGCTAATGAAAGATTTATATCTGCGCTTTAATGATGCCGACGAAATGCGCACGCAGTTAATCGCGGCGGGGTTTGTGGATGATGAGGGGCAGGGCAGCTTTTATCACCCGGACATCAGCCTGGATATCGTAGGCGTTATCAGTGTCCCTGCTGGAGTTATTAATCCCGATGAAGCAAACGAAATTATTAAGTACACCACCGAACCCGGCTATCACGTCAATTTGCGGGTCATGAATGACTCGCTCGATTTATCAGGGCTTAACGACTTTGTGGTTACACCGAAAACACCGGCTCGCGTCTGGGCGTAAGGAGTTAAGTTATGGCAATGAGAAAAGACAGTATTACTCTGACCACTGCGGAGATCTCGGATCTGGGCACGGCCGCCAAAAAGGATGTTGGCGCAGCGAAGGGGCAGGTTATAACGGTGGGCGATACGCTGGGAATAGGTGATCCCGTCGTTACTGTCCCGACGTCAGCTCAGGAGAAGGGCGCACATTACGCATATTATGACGGGAACACCGGGTATGGTGGCTCAGGCGTGGAACTCAAGCACGTTCTCAGGGCTTCATCCGCTGCAACAGGCGGCCTTTCAGTAATCAGGATGATCAACTACTTCAACCGAGACAGGAAGGTTGTAGGAGTTGCTTGCTTTGGTGCGTCTGAAGAGTGGAGGGTTAATTTCTATCACTCAGGGAATACGACCCAGGCTGCCGATGGAACCTTAAAAGCAGCCTCGCCAGTCATCCGCCTGTTTCATGACGGCCGCGCAGTCTGCAACGAAGAATCTGATGGGTGCGCAGTTGAGCGACTGGGCGTCGGGGAGTACCTGATAAGCGGCTGTATAGGGCTGAATTCAGATGCGGCCTGGGGTGGGGTTGATGGCGGGTTCGATATACCCAAAGACCGTAACCGGCAACCGCTTATCTGGCTGGATTATAAAGTTAACCCGGACGGCTCAGTGCTGGTAAAAACCTTTCACCGTACCCACCCTGATGCTCCGGCGTTCGCCAGAAATGAGATCTCCGGGATTTCCGAAGGCGACCCGGTTGATATCCCGGTCGATCAGTTCGTTTCTGTCCGTGTGGAGATGCCGGTGGACAGCATCTGGAATCAGCGCAGACAGGCCGCTGAAGAAGCACTGGAAGTAGCAGAGTACGAAAACCATCATGATGTTCAGCAGTAA